TCCTGTGTTGAGCTTGCGAGCCTCGTCCTCGGTCTCGCGGTTGAAGATTGTTCCGAACACGTCGAGCGCTTCGCCGCTCTTGGCGTCGAACGCCGGGACGACCCATGGCCGGGCGGACACGCGGCCGCGATTGGCCCCGCCTGATGTCGCGCGCCGTTGCGTGCCCTTCTCGAGGAAGCGCCAGTAGAACGCCGGCATTTCCGTCGCATTGCCGAGCTTGGCCTTGCGAGCGCGGCGCACGTGCTGCGCCACTTTCGATTTGCCGGTGACGTTGACCGGAGCGGCGATGATCTTGCCGGTGATCTGCCCGGATTTTTTCGACGACACCGTCATCGACATTGAGCGCTGCAGCAGCCCGGTTTGCTTGTGGCGGTCGCCGCTGTAGACCGTCGCCTTGATTTGCTTGGCGATGACGCGAGTGCCGCCGCGAACCGCCTTGCGCGTCACGCGCTGCGCCAAGGCGAAGCTCATCAGGCGCAGATTTTCGACCGCCTGCTTGATGCCAAGCACGCGGATGTCAACGTCTGCCATGTCAGCCTCGCCAGTCTTGAACAGCCGAGACGGGCACGGGCTCGACGCGCACCGACCACACGACGTAGGGCACGACGAAGGCGAGCCGCCACCACTCGCCGTCTGCCATGGGATCGATGTCCTGCGGCCCGACGACGGCACGGAATTGGATCTGGTTGTCGGCCGTCATGTAGCCGTGAAAGATCGAGCGCAGCGCCTCGACCTCGGCGTCGAGCGCCGTGCCGCCAACGCCCGAGCCCGCGAACAACGCCGCGATGATCTCGCCGCTTTCCTCGACGTGCACGCGGCTGCCCATGGTGAGATCGGTTCGCGCGGTCGATGTGATCATCGCCGAGCCCCACTTCGCCGGCAGGCTGTCGGTGAGAACCGGCGTGTTGATCACGTCGACGAACAGCGGCAGCGGTGGCGTGTGGGCGCGCCAGCGCGCGATGAACTGGTCGAGCGGCTTCATTGATTGCCCCCGCGCAACAGCAGCTTGAGCACAACGGGCTCGGCACCGTAGTCCGGCGACGCGCGCCATTCCTCGACGGTGTAGGCCATCGCCAGCGGGCCGAGCGTGCGCACCTTGTCGAACTTGAGCGGGCGCGGTCGACCGGGGAACGCGACGGCGAACACGGCCCAATCGACCACGCCGAACTTGTCGGACTGCAGGGCCGCGCCGAAGGTGTCCTCGACGCCCATGATCCCCCGGATAAACATGCGCACCGGCTTCGCCCCGCCGGGCACGCCATACTCCTCGTAGTTCACATCGACGCCGAAGAAATTGACGGTCGCGCGCCACGCCTGCGCGCCGAGATCGACGCCGCTCATGGCGGCGCTGCCGGCACCGCGTCTGTCGTCGGCTGGCCCTCGTTGCCGATGCGCACGCGGTGATCGATGTAAACGTCGAGCATGTTGGCGTAAGGCCCGAGCAATGGATCGCCGCTGCCACCGCCCGACTTCGCCGCGCTCGACACGAACAGATTTGCCTCGGCGATCTCGACCGCGCCCACGTCGGCCACGGTGATGCCGGTGATTGCCCCAGCCAGGCCGCCCGCCGTGCCGCCGCCGGTCGACTTCGCTTTCCACAGCGGCTGGATCGCGCCGAGCACGACTTCGAATAGATCGGCCGGCACCTCGGCCCATCCCGCCTTGTACGTGATGCGCGCTTGCGACGAGCGCAGCACGACCGAGAGATCGGTCGCCCACTGATCGGACAGCGTGAACAATTTGCCGGTGCGCTTATCGAAGCGCACGCCCGCCGGATCGACCGGCGTCGCGCCGTTGCTGATCACTTCGTCAATCGACACGACGGGGAAACAGCGCAGGAACACCGACCCGCTCGGCGGATACCAGAACGACGGCGGCTCGCCAGCGATGCGCTGCGTGTTGCTGATGTTCCCCCAATCGTCGATGAACTGTTGCGGCGGCGAGCACAGCGCGCGCGAGGTATAGACCTCCATGCGCGCCCAAATGCCGGCGATGCGCCCGGCCAGCCATGCGTCGCTCGCGCTGTCCGTGATGCCGAGCGCCAGCTTGATCTCGTCGACGATGTCGGGCGCGCTCATCGCGCACCGCCCGTGAGATCGCGCAACAGGTCTTGCACCAGCGGCTTGATGCTGCCGATCTCGTGACCGTTTTCGAACATCGTGCCGTCATCGTCGAGCTTGAACGACACGGCGCGCGCGGTCTTGCCCGTGACCTTGATCCAGTGCCCGTCATTCTCCGCGCCGTTCGGCATGATGCCCTTCGACGGCTTCGCGGCCTGCCAGTCGCCGAAGCGCAACACGCGGTCGCCCTCGACGTAGTCGACATCGGGCAGCCAGAAGCCGCGCGCAATCGGCACGGCAAAGTCGCGCTCGGTTTCGACCGTCGTGCCGTCGCTCAACTCGACGCGCAACGTCATGTGACGATCATCCGCCCACGAGAAGCCCACCGCCGCGATGCCGACCAGCAGCGGCAGCCAAGCGTCGGACGGTGGCGCGTCGCTGGTGTCGCGACGTGCGCTGAAAAGCCCGTTGCGATGTCGCACGACCGAGCCCGCGCCGTGTCGTCCCTCGACCCAGATCGGCGGCGGGACGAAGGGCGGCAGCGCCTTCTCTGCCACCATGCGCTCGACATCGGCGCGAAACCGTTCGAGGTGTTCGCCCAGCACGTCGGCGACGAGCGTGTCGAGATCGACCCGGTTCATGCGGCCCTCCGTAGACGTTGATCCAGAAGCAGCCGCACGCGCGCGGGACTGATCGATGCGTCGCCGCTATCGTCGGCGGGCGGCGGTGGTGCGGGCGCTGGCGCGGGCGTCGTGTCCTGCGACAGCGGGATCATTTGCGATTGCATGCGCGGCTCGTCGCCACCGTCGACCGGCGGCAGCCCTTCCTCGGCGCGCACTTCGTTCGGCGCGAGCCAGCCGCCGCTCAAGCCCTGCTGATAGGCGGTGAAGCGCACATCGATCTCGGTGCGCAACATTGCCGAAAGATCGAAGCGGATTTGGAATTGCGGCTCAAAGTTGAAGGCGTATTCGAAGCGCTGTTGCAGGGCTTCGAGGTGCGTCGACAGGCAGCCGGACAGATAGGTCCGGTTCAACTGTTCGGTGTTGCGGTAGGAAACTTTGCTCATGTCGCCGAGCATGAAGGGCGGCACGCGGAACACCCGCGCCACGTCCTGCACGGAATAATTCAGTTGCTCGATCAACTGCGCGTCTTGCGCCGTGATGGTGAGCGGCTGCCAGCGCATGCCGCCGCCCAGCAGCGCGGTCTTGCCGAACTCCTGTCCGCGATAGGCGTCGTCCCACTCCTGCTTGTAGCGCTTCGAGAGATCGTCGCTGATGTGCTGTTCACTCGACAGCAGGCCCGAGGGGCGCGAGGCGTTGCCGAAAAACTGTTGGCTGTCGCGCAAGATTTGCAGGCCCAGCGCGCTCGACGCCGCAGCGGCAAAGATCGGCGTGACGCCCGCCAGCGGGAAGCCCGGCAGCAGCGCGAGCCGATGGTGGATCATGTCGCGCTCGGGGATCACGGTGTTGGGCTTGAGCCCGGCCAGAAAATCCTCGGCGCACTCGTAGAAGATTTGGCCCGCGTCGGTGATCAGCGGCTTGACCTTGTACGGGTTGAGCACGTGCAACTCGGTCGGCTCGCCGCGCCCGTTGCGCTTGGCGATCAGGCAATAGGTGTTGCCCTGCAGCAGATACGATTGGACGAACGCCAGCAGGAAGTCCGCGCCGGTTTGAAACTGGTTGGGGCGGCGGAACAACGCCGCGTAGTAGTCGCGCCGCTGCACCGTGCGCGCGCCATCGTCGAGATCGACTTCGAACACCTCGACCGGCAGTTTGGAAATGTCCGACGCAATCGTGTTGACGCACGCATACACCGCCGAGAAGGCGACCAGCTCAAGCCCCCGGTGCGGCGCGTTGCGGTTCATCTGCCACGAGCCGAGCGGGCCACGATCACCATTGCCCCACGATGACGGCCACAGCCATTGCGGGCCGTTGCTGCCGCGCGTTGCGCCGGTCGCGCGCAGCACACCGCCCGCGATCAGGCCGCCGATGGTCTGCAGGAACGTGCGCCGATCATCGGCCATTGGGCTGCTCGCGCTCGACGGGCCGCGCCATGTTGAGCGCGCGCAAGTCTGCCGCCTCGGCCTTGGTCATCGTCACGACTTCGCCCGTGCGAATAAAAATGCCGCGATGCTT